ATGACAAAAGAAACACAGCCTGTAAATCTTGTTGCTAATGAGTGGCATGAATTAGAGGCATTAGAGGACGGAACAGTTTTTGTAAACGTCTTCTCAGAAGGAAAATATTAAATGAGTAAAGCAAGAAATTTATCTAAGCTAGGTGTAGATACATCTGGTTTAGTTGATGCTAGTACAGCTATTGCTGACAGTTCTATTACATCTGCTAAGATTGCAATTGGTGCTGTTACTAGCGATGACATTGCAGATAACGCTATTATTAACGGTAAGATTCCTGCCAATTCTATTGCTCTTAGTAAGATTGCACGAACTGGTACAGCTGGACAAGTGTTAATGTCTGGTGGTGCTGGGGCTGACCCCTCGTACCAAGCATTACCTGCTGGCGGTGTAACATCACTTACAGCAGGGAATGGGATTACCGTATCTGGGGCTACAGGTGCTGTGACTATTAGCCAAGACATATACACAGGCTCAACCAATACTAACACAAGTTATCCAATTGGTTCATATTTGTTTGTGTCTGACCAAAACAGTAATAATCCCTTGAATAATACTACTGTAACTGTGTATAACTCTAGTGGTGTATGGTATACTTTTAATACTGGTACAGCTGTGGCGGGTACTTGGAAAACTCGCGGGAGAGACACCAACACTTATAATTCCTTCTTTTTAATGCAAAGGATTGCATGATGCAAATCGGAACTGTAACATTTAACAAAATCTCTAACGTACGCAAGTCTGGTAACGAAGAAGGTATTTATTTTGCTGATGTGCAACTCAGCGTCTCAGAAGGTTTTCCCTATGAAACAAGCTTATATTGCGCTCGTGTAGATGACTATGCCCCTACAGGTAGATGGGTGTACCAGCAAATTTTAGAAGGTAATTTTGAGGGAGATATTACGCAACTTGCTCCTAATGTTGACCCTATTACAGGAAAACCTTACCCTATTATTAAACAATCTGCAGCAGAAGGCGCTCAAACCTTATGAAAATAGAAATCTCTCATAATGAAATCTATGAGCGATTGTTAATCGTTGAGCAAGAGGTGCACAGTTTAAAAACTGAAACTAAAGCTATGGTAGAGGCCTTTCATGCTGCTCAAGGAGCTTTTATAGCTCTTGAGTGGCTTGCTAAAGTGGTACGTCCTATTATTTATTTAGGCGGTATCTTCACAGCAGCAGTGCTGTGGTGGAACCATAAATGATTATTGAATCAATCATTGGTGCCTTGGTCCCTATTGGGGCTGAGGCCATTAAACAAGCTACAACTAAATGGTTTGGAGGTGTACAGCCTACAACCATTGAAGACAAACTAAAACTAGATGCAAGCGATATCGAACGTATTAAAGCAGTTGCACTACTGGATCAACCGGTTGGAACACCATCTCAGTGGGTGGTGGATTTACGCGCTTCTGCTCGCTATATTGGAGCGTTAGCCGTTATTGCTTGTGGAATTAGTTCTGTGTTTATTACAGGGCTTCCAGCTCCAGTGTATGCTACAGCTCTTGAAGCTGCCAACATTGCATTTGGTTTCCTATTCGGACAACGTATTGTAAATTCATGGAATAGCAAATGACATTTTATTTGTCACAAAAGTCCTTGGATAAAATGCAAGGCGTAGATAGTCGTTTAATTCAAGTAGTTAAACGTGCTATTGAAATTACAACAGTTGATTTTAAAGTGCTAGAAGGTATACGTACCCCAGAGCGCCAGCAAGAGCTTCTAAAACTCAAGGTGACACAGACCCTCAAGTCAAAGCATTTGGTGGGCTTAGCGGTCGATCTAGGGGCTTTAAAAGGTACTGACGTATCTTGGGATAAGTCTCTCTACTTTGAAATTGCAAAAGCAATGAAACAAGCCTCTAAAGAACTTAATATTCCTATCCGTTGGGGTGGTGACTTTAAATCGTTCTTTGATGGTCCTCATTTTGAATTGGTATAAATATGGCAACTAAAAAAGACCCTCGTCTAGAACGAGCTGGTGTGTCAGGATATAACAAACCCAAAGCAACTCCTAATCATAAGACTAAGAGCCACGTAGTTGTGGCTAAAGTTGGCGATCAAGTAAAGACAATTCACTTTGGACAAAAGGGAGTTAAAGGCTCTCCAGATGGTTCTAAGCGTAATGAAGCTTTCAAAGCTCGTCATGCTAAAAACATTTCTAAAGGTAAAATGTCTGCTGCTTATTGGGCAGATAAGGTTAAATGGTAATGACTAAAAAAGCCCAGATGATTGACTCAATGGGCAAATTTCGAACACAGTCTCTTTTCCTAGAATTAGGATATAAAGATGAGGCTGTATTCACTCTCAAGGACTTTGATCACGAGCATAACGAAACGACATATGTGTCTTTGAAACGTTTGTATCTTGAATGTGAAGACCCTACAGAGTATCAATTTGCTCAGGCCCACCTTATGGGGTGGAAACATTGGCAACGTATGTGTGAGAATAAAGTCTTACGCAAACACATTGACGAGTGGCGTGATGAACTAGAAGTTAAGCTTCGTTCACAAGCTGTCCTCGACGTAATCTCTCAAGCACGAGCAGGAACCTTCCAGGCAGCCAAATGGGTAGCCGATAGGGGTTGGGCTCAACGAGGAGCAGGACGCCCCTCAAATGCTGATATAGAGCATGAGAAGAAGGTACAAGCACGTATTGCAGATGAATACGGTGGTGATGTAGTTCGCATGTTCCAAAAACAAGGATAAGAATGGCAACGGATGACGAGGTTTGGCGTAAGCAAGCCGTATTAAAATTAGAGAAGATGCCTGAAGAGGCAAAACAGATTCGTGAAACGGCTCTTAACGACCTCTTCTTCTTTGCTAGACTTGTAAATCCTGGGTATGTCTACGGAGATATCCATAAGGAATTATTTAAGTGGATGCAGGATTACAACCTCTACGGTCAGAACGAAGAGCAAGCTAGTAACAAGTTAACTATGCTGCCTCGTGCTCACTTGAAGAGTCATATGGTTGCTACATGGGCTGCTTGGATTATTGCCAAGCATCCCGAAGTGACAATCCTATACGTTTCTGCTACTGCTGAATTGGCTGAGACCCAGCTGTACGCTATCCAGAACATTCTGGCTAGTACAGTGTTTCAGCGTTATTTCCCAGAGTATATTAACCCGCAAGAGGGTAAGCGAGAAAAGTGGAGCCAACGTAAGTTTACTATTGACCATGTCAAACGTAAGCTCGAAGGTATTCGTGATGCTACCGTGTCCACAGCTGGATTGACAACTAACACAACTGGCTGGCACGCTGACATTATTATTGCCGATGACTTGGTGGTTCCTGAAAACGCTTATACTGAAGATGGTCGTGACGGAGTTATGAAGAAAAGTTCACAGTTTACGTCTATTCGTAATGCTGGTGGCTTTACTATGGCTTGCGGAACACGCTATCATCCTTCAGACATTTACTCAACATGGAAGTCTCAAGAGTTTGATGTGTACGATTCAGAAGGTACAATCACTGGAAGACAAGCCGTGTGGGAAGTAAAAGAGTTTGCTGTGGAAACAGACGGAGTATTTCTGTGGCCTAAAGCTATGCGAGAGGATAAGAAGTTCTTTGGATTTGATGCTCAGGTACTTGCACGAATCCGGGCTGAATATTCTGATCGTGTACAGTTTTACGCTCAGTATTACAACGATCCCAATGACCCAGGTTCTAATAGGATAGATCGCAATCGCTTTCAATATTATGATAAGAAGTTTATCAAACAAGAAGGTGGGAGTTGGTATTTCAAAAACAAACGACTCAATGTGTATTCTGCTATTGACTTCGCTTTTAGTTTAAGCAAGAAGTCAGACAATACAGCCATTGTAGTTATTGGAGTAGATGAAGATAATTACATCTACGTCCTTGACATTGTAGTGTTCAAGAGTGATAAAATCTCTGAATATTTTAATAATATTGCATCACTACATGCTAAATGGGAATTTAAAAAGCTACGTGCTGAGGTGACTGTGGCTCAGGCAGTTATTGTACGTGACCTCAAAGATAAGCTACGGGAAGAAGGTCTTTCCTTATCTATTGATGAGCATCGTCCCACACGTAACGAAGGTAGTAAGGCAGAGCGTATTGCTGCTGCTTTAGAGCATAGGTATGAGAACCAGTCAGTATGGCACTTTAAGGGTGGATATATTGATATGCTCGAAGAAGAACTTGTTCTTGCTCGTCCTGCACATGATGACATTAAAGATGCTCTTGCTTGTGCAGTTGAAATCGCAGTTAAACCTAAGCGTATGCGCGAGCTAGACGATCGGTCTAACAATGTTGTAAGTTTTCACTCTCGCTTCGGCGGAGTAAGATATAGGTAATAAATGGCTAATAAACCACTAGAAATTTCGTCTGCTTTTGGACGTGACAATGAAGCAAAATATATTGCTCACACATGGCATACGTATAACACACAACGACAATCTAAAATTGAGTTGTGGAAAGAAACTCGTAACTACATTTTTGCTACTGATACTACCACTACAACTAATGGATCGTTGCCGTGGAAGAATAGTACAACCCTTCCTAAGCTCTGTCAGATTCGTGACAACTTGCATTCCAACTACATCTCTGCATTATTCCCTAATGACGAATGGTTGAAGTGGGAAGGCTATAGCTCTAACGATGGCACAGCTGCTAAGACTAAGGCTATCGAATCATACATGTCCAACAAGACACGAGAAGGCCACTTCCGCACGGAAATGAGCAAGTGTCTATACGACTACATTGATTACGGTAATGCGTTCGCTACAGTTGATTTTGAAGCTTCGTATCTGACTGATGACAAAGGTATTAAAACCCCTCAGTTCATTGGTCCTCGTATTCGTCGTATCAGTCCTCTTGACATTGTGTTCAACCCGTTGGCTCAGACATTTAAAGAATCATTCAAAGTGGTTCGTTATTTAAAGCCTATTGGTGAACTCAAGCGTATGGCTCGTGATGAACCAGATAATGCGTATCTGAACGAAGCTCTGGCTAAACGTGACAAGATGATGAAATACTGTAACGCCTATGGTATTGAAGATCAAGATAAAGCTGATGGCTTCCAAGTAGATGGCTTTGGCAACTACAACGAATACTTGCAGAGTGGGTATTTTGAACTCTTGGAGTTCCATGGTGATGTGCACAACCAAGCAACTGGTGAATTGCAATTAGGCCGTACTATTACTGTTATTGATCGTATGTTCGTTATTCGTAATGAACCGATTAAAAGCTGGTCAGGGGCTGCTCCCATCTACCACGTAGGTTGGCGTACACGTCCTGATAATCTCTGGGCTATGGGCCCTCTAGAGAACCTGGTGGGGATGCAGTATCGTATCGACCATCTGGAGAACTTAAAAGCTGACGCTATGGACTTGGCTATTCTGCCTCCTCTGGTTATTACTGGAGAAGTGGAAGCTTTCGAATATAAGCCAGGCGCTGAGATTCACGTTGATGAGAACGGTGGTGTAACTGAATTGGCTCGTAACGTCCAATGGGTTATTACTGCTGAGAATAACATCGACAAGATCGAGATGCGTATGGAACAGTATGCTGGTGCTCCTCGTGAAGCTATGGGTGTACGTTCTGCTGGTGAGAAGACAGCCTTTGAAGTTCAACAATTGCAGAACGCAGCTGGTCGTATCTTCCAAGAGAAAATCACTACATTCGAAATTGAATTGCTCGAGCCTACTCTCAACGGTATGTTGGAAGTTGGTAAGCGTAATTTGAACGAGTACGATGTGATTCGTGTATTGGATGACGACTTAGGTGTTAAACAATTCATGTCGATTACGAAGGAAGACATTACAGCTTCTGGAGTGTTACGTCCTATTGGTGCTCGTCACTTTGCAGCTCAAGCTCAAATGGTACAGAACCTTGTTGGATTGGCTAATACGCCTATCTGGGCTCAAATCTCTCCACACATCAGTTCGATTCAATTGTCTAAGATGGTCGAAGACTTGCTTAACATTGATCGTTTCCAATTGATGCGTCCTAACGTAGCTGTGTTTGAACAACAACAAACTCAACGCTTAGCTTCTCAAGCTAGTGAAGATTTGATGGTCGAACAATCTATTCCTGTTGATCAATGAAAACAATCCTCGCAAAAGGGTTAACTAAAGAAAAGAAAGTCGAACTTGAGAGTGATTTCAAAGCTTCGGCTTTCCTTCGAGAACGCCTAACGGCAACCCTAGAAGACAAAGTAAACGCTTTACGTAAGAAAGTACGCCAAGAAAATCAATACGATTCTCCTTCTTGGGCGTTAACTCAAGCTGATTATATTGGCTACGAAAGAGCTGTTTACGAATTAATTTCACTTATTTCATCGACAGATGTCGAAAAGTAAATGAAAATCGAGTAATATACTTTGTAAGTATTTATATTAGTATACTTAATCAGTGAGTGTAACGAACGATTAAGAATTAGATAGTATTAATACTAGAAATACTTAGTATAGATTTACGCAGTCAATAGTGTAATAGTAGCACACCTGTCTGTGAAACAGGTAGATAGGGAGCGTAACCCATTGTTCTGCCCATATTTGAGTCGTTAGTGTAACGGTAACACACGGGTCTCCAAAACCCTGTAATTGGGGTTCGAGTCCCTAGCAACTCGCCAAGAAAACTCCTCGCCCTTGAGTCAATGGGCTACTAAGCGGTTAGAGTGTCTTAAGGCAGCACACTATCCTTCCAAGTTAGTAGATCGGGTTCAATTCCCGATAACCGCTCCAATTTTTATACGTATAGGAATTCAATCGAATGTCAGACCCGACCTCGATTTTTGACAATAATCAAAATCAGCCTACCCAGGCAAATCAAAACAACGGTGGTACTGGCACCCCACCAAACGGTAATCAATCCAACCCTTTAGCAGACCTGCTTGGTTCGATCAAGAATGACCGTGGAGAACCAAAGTATAAATCAGTTGAAGACGCTCTTAACGCGTTGAAGCATTCGCAAGACTATATTCCTCAGCTTAGTGATAAACTTAAACAGCAGGAACTTGAATTGGCAGAAGCGAAGGCCGCAGCAGCTAAGATTTCTCAACTGGAAGATACTTTAAAGAGTCTCACTCAGAACGCAAACAATCAACAGTCGAGCCCACCTGCTCCTGCTGGTTTGTCAGCTGAGGACGTTGCTACACTGGTAAGTCAAACTCTTACGAAACAACAACAAGCTGATTTAGCTAAGGCTAACATCGGTACTGTGGTTTCAGCTGTAACTAAAGCTTTTGGCGATAAGTCAGAAGAAGTGTTTTACGGCAAAGCTAAAGAGCTTGGCATGTCAGTAGAAGATATTAATGCGTTGGCTTCTCGGACGCCTACAGCAGCATTGAAACTCTTGGGATTAGATGGCGTTAAAACAACTCCTACATCTAACACCAACAGTGTTAATACTTCTGCGTTCCAGCCTACACAAGAAACATTCGTCGGTAAGAATGCTAAGCCTACTCTGATTGGTGCCACAAGCGCTGATCTCAAAGAGGAAGCTGTAAATTCTCGTAGAATGGTTGATGAATTGCACAATCAAGGTTTGACTGTGCATGATCTTACCGATCCAAAGGTATATTTTAAACATTTTAAATAAGGACATTTAATGTCGCAAAATCGTGGTAATTCTACTGCTTTCATCGAAGCAGAACAGTATTCGGCTTTTATCCTCCGCAACCTGCAAGACGGTTTGCTCCCTGGCTCGTTCTACCGTAACGTCTCTG